CATGGCGATCTGATTTATTGTAACGTTGTGCAAAATTATTATTTAAAAGTAAACCATGTTTATCTAAAATATCCGTGATTTGTTTTCTTAGATCTTTTAAGGTTGGAACATTTAATATGTTAAGTTGATTGTATGTAGTAAACTTATCTTTCATTATTATCTTAACTTGATTTTTTTCATCGTTGGTTACGTTCAACTTGTATTTATAAAATTTACTGAAAGGATAAAACTCTATCATTGTGCTCTTCCTTGACGATTGTATTTTTTATGATCTCTCTTCTCTGATTTTGATAATGATTTCTTATGACGTCTAGGACGCTTACGAGGTTTTGGCCTAGGTGTAAAAAATTTAAAACTTTTTTTGGCCATTTTCTTTTATCCATTTTTTATCAGATTCATTCAACCTTAAATATCTAATACGTCCATTAATATGTTGTTTGGTATCATGACCACAATTAGTGCATCTATAAAATTCTGAAACTATAGCTACTAAGATAGCTTCTTCCTGACACTCTTCACATAGACCATGAACAGTATCTATATTTTTAAACGCTTCTATTGCTTTTTTATCTATTATACTCATGGCTTATATAAATACTTTATATCACTCTTTTCCAAAGTCAATATGGCGTCTTCTAAGGTTTCAACTATTGGAAAACCTTTTAAATTAAAAGAAGTATTAAGTAAAATAGGCACTCCTGTTTTATCATAAAATAATTTTATAAGATCATAATAATTTGGATTTTGTTCTCTTTTCAAAGTTTGAAATCTACATGTTTGATCTACATGTACACACGCTGGTACTTCATCTCTTGCTTTTTGTTTAGCATCAATTGCAAAAGTCATATAAGGTGACTCATCTAATCCATGCATTTCTAAGTAATCATCTTTGTGTTCATGTAAAATTGTAGCTGCAGTAGGTCTCCACCATTGTCTACCTTTTATTTTATTTACTATTTCTTTTGCATCTTTATTTCGTGGATCAAATAACATAGATCTATTTCCTAATGCTCTTGCACCCCATTCAGAGTGTCCTTGAAATATTACAACTAATTCCTGTTGTAATAATATATCTACTGTTTCTTCTTTACTTTTTATAATTTTCATAAAGATAAGCAGCTCCTACTGCTGTTCCTCCATCGTAAGGTATTGGATCTACAAAAAAATTATACTCAGGAAAGTGTTTTACAAGTTTAAAATTATTTGAACAGTTCAAATGATATCCACCTGATAATATAATATTCTTACATTCACTGTATTCTTTTACTTTATAAATTAATTCTATTGCTTCTTGCAGTGTTTCTTTTTGAGCTTTGTTTGCAATCTTTAAAACTTCTTTATCTAAAGTAGTTATTTCATTTATGTAAGCAGCCATGCCCATCATTTGTCCTTCTTCTCCATATTCAAAACCAGCGTCTTTTAAATAATTTAAATATTTTAAACCACCTACTTTTCTATTTGTTATTAAAAAATCTATATCATTAACTTGATGTAGCTCTGATCCATCAACAAAATTATTAAAATAATCATATCTTCCGTTTGATGCATGTTTAAATAATGGGTAAACCTCTTTTTTATCTATTGTAAAAATACTTTGTAATGTTTTAAACTGATTAGAAATAATTGTTTCTCCTCCTCCATCTGAAACAACTGCAATAGCATCATCAAATTTACTAAAATAATAACCACAGGCAGCGTGATAAATGTGATGCTCTCTATTATTAAATTGATATTCGTTGTATTTTAATTGATTAAGACAATTATCTACAATTGGTTGGTCTAACTGTATATATCCTCTGTCATGAGTAGAAAAAACCACTGTATCAAAAGTAATATTTTTAAATTTTTTTAAGACTTCATACTCATACTCAGGTTCATTTTCATCTGGAATGTATGCTTTAATTTTATTAAATCTATCTTCTTCATAATATTCTTTTAAAACCTTATCTTCAAAATAAGCAAACGAACAATTATGTGAAATATTTACCCCTAATACCTTTCTCATATATCTTTCTTATGTTAAATCTTTTGCCTTTCCAATCACAGGTTTATATTTTGTTTTACCTTCTGATTTGTATGCGTGTAAAAATTGTTTTCGTGGTTGGTCAGATGTATAACTACAGTGTATCCATCCCGAGTTGGGTTCGCCAGGAGTGTAGAACTCGAGGATCAATTGATCAAATTCTAGGTTCATATAAATCCAATCAGCTAATTCAGCATTGTCGGTTCCCATACATTCGAAGTCTGCGGCCTCAGCTTTTGCATGTTGGCTGTTGATCGAACTACCTATTTTTAGGCACAGCTGCTCACTACGGAACCCGCTAGTCACCTTGACCCTGCCAAAATGATCACGTACCGGCTGTAAAATATTTTCACACAATGCTTTTAATTTTTCTATCTGGCCTGAGTTTGGATTGTTATTGATATCCAACCTGACAGCAGTGTCTGATTTAATTAATTCCTGAAGCGTGAAGTTTCGTGAAAGGTTCATTAGTAATTTAAAATTTTATAATCCTTGTAATAATAATTTTTAATATAACCAATTTGTTTATTATTTAAAGTAACATTATTTGTATTAGAATTAACAAAATTTAATTTGTCAGCTAAATTTGTAATTTTAATATCAAAATTATATAATAACCAGTCAATAAATTCACTATTAAAATTATCTTCAAATCTCCATATTTTAGTATCATAATCTATAAAATTTATTTGAGGTACAAACCAATTAGTATTACCATTTAAGCAAAGATTACTAACTGCTTCATCAAAACAACTTTGACTACTAAACATTTTATTTATTTTTTCTTCATCTAACATCCAAGTTCCTTTGGCCATTGAAATAAATCTATCTACAGGATCTCTTACAATACAAAATTTTTTAAAAGATCTATAATGAGTGAACTGACAATACTCAGGATAAGTTAAATGAGGAGCTTCTTTTCCTTTGAATAAAACATTAAAATTAAATAGTTGAACTTTATTATTACTTAGTTCTAATGACTCATGTAAAAATCTACCTGCTGTTCTAGGTATGTGTATAAAATATGTTTGGTTGTTTATAATCATTTTTTAAAAATAAAACAATCAGCGTAGGATGTAATCTTTTCTGTATTACCAAAATGTTTTTTTACTTTTAATATTGGTTCCATAACTTGTTGAACACATTGACTATCGTGTCCTGTAAAATAACCACCTTTTTTAATTTTAGGATAATAAGCCATTGCTTCATTAAATGTTTGTTGTTCTGTTAACATAGCGTCAAAAAAAATAAAATCTAATGACTCATCTTCGATTTCTTTTACTGCTTCTAATGAATCTTTTTCAATAATAGAAACTTGTTTACCTTTTGGTGTATTGTGTTTACATAATAGTAAAGTTACACTTTTATTTAGTTCAGCTTGAAAAGCATCTATATGCATAGCAGGTTTACCATCAGGATTTGTTTTTATAAAATCAGTGTATGGTTTCCAATGATCTATACCTATTAATTTTTTTACATTGTCACAGTTATGTAAAATAGTCATAAAACTTTCACCTCTAAAAACTCCTAGTTCTAATCCAACTAGATTTTCTCCCATCATATTAATAGATAAGATAAGAGGAGATACATCTGACTTATTAAAGTCTTTATAATTCATTAATTATTTTGTCTTTTTTTCTATTATATTTCTTTTTGTTTTTAATTACAAGTTGCCTGAAGCGTGATGTACGGAGCATTTTTGCAATTTTATTCGAGAATGAGTTTTTTAATGCTTTTGCTACCATCTATGTTCAACTCTAACTCAACCATCGACTTTATACATTGATACTTTATGTGAGATTTAGCCTCACGTCTAGCTGTACGTGCCCCCTTGAGACATTCAGACATTGATTTTTGCAAACGTGCCTCCTTAATCTCTCCGTGTACAATCATAAGTAAAGCTATCGCTAACTCTGTCATTAATGGGCTCCGTTACCGTTTTGTCTAACCTTATCTTTCAATACTTCGATATCAGTCAAAGCTTTATCTAATTGTTCTCTTAAAAATTCTATATTAACTTTGTTAGTCATGTTCATCTCTTGAGTTTCTTCCATTTTTTCTACGGACTTATAAAGATCCTCGATTAAAAAATGTTGCTCCTGGTCCGTGGGCACTTGTTCAGACTTCTTTAACAAATCATTTTCAAACAACTCACGTGATGTCTCCAACGATACCAACCTCGCGGTCAGCTCCGTATAAGCGAAGACGCCCATTCCTACGAGTACGATCAGGCTAGCTACCGTCTTCATCGGCATCTGCACTGCGGCCGATTCCGATAGTTTTAGTGGTCTATTGGACACTTGGTCCCCCACATAAAGCTAACGTAACTAACATTACTATTAGTAAACCTGTAAAGTAATAGTTCATCCTTTGGCACTCCATAATTATCTCGTCCAAAAAAATATTCTTCTCCACCAAGGTACAATTGTAGGGTGAATACAAGTTACACATCCACAACCACCATCCATAGGAAGTGCATTACAGCTGTCGCCACAATGACATTCATGTTCACATTCAATACAAATCATTTTTTCTCCTCTATTCCGTAAAACATTTTATCAGAATCCTCTGTTACCCAATCGTCTCCTTCTACATCCCAGTACGTAGTTTGTACGCTATAATCTGGCCAATCGTTATCTGTTGTGTAACTATTCACATGCCAAATGATTCTGTTATTTGGCTGCGCTGCATAATTACCATTTTTCAATGCCATTATGTGTGCACACTTGTGCTCTTGCGGAATTTCAGAATGTTCCGTATTTAGTATATTAGTCTCTGGATGAGCCCAGTCAACAGTAAATAAGTATTGGCCTTTGTAGAATTTTTTATCTTTACCAATATATTTTCCGTCTATACCAGCCAACCAATCAAAACAATGGACACTAGGATAATAACTAAAGCAGTTCCACAGTTCGAGTTGATCCACTCGCATATCTGGCACTTCATCTCGTTCAAATTCTTTTTGAAAGAATGCTGAGATAGGTAGTCTATAAAAGACCGCACCATTTGGTAGCATGCAATGAAATAAGATTGCGCGACCTGAAATAGAGCTAAGACCAAAGACAACACAGTCACTAGACTGTCCTTTATTTTTTTTAAGATCATAAAGATATTCCTTCCTTATTTTACAATAAATCGGCGGTATATTAGCATTTAAATAAGACATAGTACATTAATATATTACACTTTATTAAAAAACAATGATGTAGTAAATCTGTAAGATGGTCCCATAATATTTTGAGCTTTTATAGTATGTTTTATTTCTCCATCAAATATAATAGCTCTGTTAGGTACGTAAGGACTAGACTCCAAAATATCTTTACCATTATTTTTGTAAAAAACAGTTTCACCTCCCCATTCAGTATTCCATGTCATATTAGAATAATGTAGAAATACAAATTTATCGGGATGACAATGTATAAAATTAACGTCCATATTTTTAGTTAGATTAATTACACACCTATCATAATTATTTATTGTTATATTTTTATCTTTTAATTTATCTAAAACTACATCTAATATTTTTAGATTCTTAACATCTTCAAAAGTATAAGGGCTATGTAGACATGGATGCATTCTGTGCTGAACTTCACTACTATCATTCCACCCTATTCTAAAATTAGATGCCATAATCATATCAAAAAGTTGAGTTTGTATTTTATTTTCCAAAAAATTATCATATCTTTCAATCATAATATTATTTTATTTCTCCCCAATTTGGACCAAATTCATAGTCTACCTTATTAGGTACTTCTAAATCTACAGCATTTTCCATAATGTTTTTTATTTTTTTAGCTTGTTCTTCTGACTCTATAGAAAAATCTAATTCATCATGTATTTGTATGTGGCCTATCAAACCTTCTTTATATAAATCAACCATAGCTTTTTTTGTCATATCAGCTGCACTACCTTGAATTAATTTATTTAATGCTTTGTATGTAAAAGCTCTACGTGTAGAATTTTGATGCCAATAGTTTCTTTTTGGTTTACCATTTTTATCTTTTACAATGTTGCCTTCAAAATCTTTTATGTGTGGACCCATTTCTTGTAATTCTAACATACGCTCATGGTCTTCTGGTGGTACATACGTTCCCCAATCAGCGCCTCTAAGTACAGGTTCGTATTTTGGAAACCTACAACGTCTACCCAATAACGTTTTAATCTGTCCTTTACTCTGTGCTGCAGTCATAACTTTATTCATTAACTGTTTTACAAAAGGTGCTTTAGCGTGATATTGTGAAAATAATTCTTCAGCATGATCTTTCTCGACACCTAGTTCTGCTTGAAGTTTTGCTTTACCCATACCATAAAATAATCCAAGATTAATTGTTTTTGCTTGTGATCTTGGTATATGTGCCATCTCAGCTACAATTCTGTGAAAGTCTGTTGAAGGATCTGTTTCATATGAATCTGCAATTGCATTTACAGAAGGTAAAGAAAATTTTAATGCGTAGTGTGCAACTAGTCTTGGTTCCTGTTGCGAGTAATCAAAGGTTCCCCAATTACAACCTTCTTCAGGTATAAATAAAGATCTAAGCAAAGGCCCTGTTTCCGGATCCCTGGCTGGTATTTGCTGTAAGTTTGGATTCGAATAACTAAATCTTCCTGTAACCGTTCCTCCATCATCAGATCTAATTTGATTTATATCTGCATGAATTCTGCCTTTGTGTTCGTGTTTTAAAATTGTATCAATAAATGTTGTTCTGACCTTGTTTATTTTTCTAGCTTCTGCTATCATGTTTACTACAGGATTAGCATGATTAGTTATAAAATTTTTAGTAAATGAAGGAGAGTCAGTCTTTTCAGTTCGGGTATAAGGTAGGTTTAGTTTTTCAAAAACTTTCGCAATACTTGCTGCAGCCCATATTTGAGTATCTACTCCTGTTTCTATTTTTACTTGTTGTAATAGGTTTTCTTCTTTTACTGCCAGTGCTGTTTTCAATTGATTGGCTTTCTCGATATCTACCCGAACACCTAGGTGGCGCATATCAACTAAACAAGGAAAGAGATCGGTTTCAAGATTAAATATATCTTGAAGATTATCTTCAACAATTACTTTTTTTAATTTGTGCCAAAGTTTTAAAGTTATCTCCGCATCTTTTTCTGCATAAGCTCCTACTTCCATTGCAGGTAATCTCCACATATCTGCCTTAGGATCTAATCCTCTTGATTTAGCTGCTTCAATTAATCTTACTTCACTTTTACCTTCACCTAAATGATTCCAGGATAAAGTATTTAGTGTATATGAAAATCTATTTTCATCTATAAGACTGGCTGCAATCATGGTATCTATTATTAAACCATTGATTTTTATACCTAAATTTCTAATCCAACATACGTCGTACATAGCATTGTGAAATATTTTTGTAGCAGGTGATTCACAGATATCTCTAAACCAATCTAAAGTTTTTTTACGATCTAAATTTGGTCCTTCACCATGAGCAATTGGAAAGTATCCTTTATATCCATTTACTGCTACAGCTATACCCACTACTTCACCATCACCGGCGATTGCACCTGAACCTGTTTCTTTTAGATTTGGATCACGTGTTTCTAAGTCAATTGCAATTTCATTTGCTGATCTTAAATCAGGATATTCTGTAGGTACTAACCATTCTGTCTGTGCTACTATCATATTAATTTACTCCAAAAATAAATAGTCGTTAGTGTATAAAAAAATAAATCATGCACTGCAATTAAGTTCACTTCTTTTTAGCCATGTCTTTCATCTTTTTAATTTCTAGTTCACAATAATGAATTATTTTTTCTAAGTCTTGTATACCATTTTTATTTTTATAACGGCACACATACTTTATAACGTTTCCTTGAAAAAAGGAAAGGTCATTCTTTGAGATAAACTCATAAGGTTGAATGTGAAAGTCTTTGTAATGACTTCCGCCTATCTGCTTATCTTGTGGAAATGCATCATTAAATATATCTTTATTTGTCATAACTGATACCCCTTTCTTGATTTGTTTAGTTTTAGTTTATATAAATTGTTACGTGCTCTTGTAGTTCCTACGTACCAAACTCTGTGTTCTTCATCTGCTTTATCTTGACTTTGTTTTATTGCTTTAATAATTCTATCACCCATGTCTAAACATATAATAACATTATCCTGTTCCCCACCTTTAATAGCATGTATAGTAGATAACCATATTCTTGCAGGTTCTTTTAAATTTTCTTTGTTATCTAAAAGGTTTAGTAGATACTCTTTATCTAAATCTTTAACTAATTTAAATGCATCAAACCAAGTTTTGTTTTTATTTAACTTCACATCTCCTGTAAAATCTTTTAAATTTTTTATTTCTTCTTCTGTTAATTCTCTACCTTTACGCCACTCATTGTAGTTATTCATAGCATTATACATTCTAACTTTAATACTTTTACCTCTATTGCTTTCAAAATATAAACCTTTCTCTATCAACATATCTTGTATTTTTAAAAGTTTAGATACAGTTCTAGTTATAATTAACCATTTACCTTTTGTTAGATCTATTTCACCTAAGTTATATATCTCTTCACATTTACCTTGATAGTTTCTTGGATAATATTTTTTTAATTTTCTTACACCAACAATATTGTTAATAGGTATAATTGATTGTTCTTGAACTGATTTAGATATTCTTTTTGAATATTTTAATGTTTTTTCTTTTGCAGGTTCTGCAATAAATCTTTTTACATCTGCACCGGCCCATGCAAATATAGCCTGGTCGTCATCACCTGCTAAATAAATATCTTTTGTTTTTGTTTTTAAAATATCAAATAGTTTCCACTGTAATGGTGATAAATCTTGAGCTTCATCAATAAACACGACATCAAACTCAGGTATATTTTCTGGTTGTTTAATTAAAATTTCAATCATGTTGTTAAAATCTAATAACTTCTTTTTATATTTATACTCTAATAAATTATTGTAGATGTGGTTCAATGGAGTCCAGTCTACATTTTTTGGATCATGTTCTTCTAAATCAAATTCTTCTCTAATACTTGTACATTTATTTACTGCTCTATTTATTATTTGAAAATATGGATTTTCAAAACCTAGATAAAAAGATTGATCTTTATTATACCTGTCATAAAATTTTACTTGTAGATTTAATTTTTTACCAAACTCTTCATAGTGATATGGTTGCATAATATCTTCTTGACTAATATTTAACTCGTTAACTTTAATGCATTCAAATGCTAGAGCGTGTAATGTTTTAAAATATTTTAGTTTTTTGTTTTCAAATGGCATTCTTTCTTTTGCTTCTTCTGCAGCCTTTTTAGTAAAAGCAAAATAACCTATACGATGTAAAGGTATCTTGTATTTTCTTGCATAAGCCTTAGCTCTACTAATTAATCTATATGTCTTCCCTGTACCTGGAGGACCATAATACTTATAAATCATACTATATTATCTTGACTCTCTATCTCTATAGTTTCTTTTACTTCTTCTGGTTTTTCAAAGATATGTAGAGGTATTCTTGCAGTTCTTATTGCTTTAAAATAATTACCTTCATCATCCTGGCCTGGGAATCTTTTTTGTTTACCAAACAAAGCTCTTTTGTTTTGATCTTTGTCTTCATTGTTAAATAGTTCATGTGAAATCATATAAGATGTTTTCTGTGCATCGTATTTCCATTCTTCGTTTTTTAATTTGTCAAAGAATTTATCAAATACAAACCATGCAAACTCACCTTCTAATAAAGGTCTACCACTTTCAAATGACATATAGTTTGTTGCCTGAGCCCCGTATATATGTTTCTCTAATAATTTTTTAAGTATATCAATTGGACTTGTACCTTCTGCAGGTTCTATGATTTCTATTTTTTCTTTACCACTTATTGATTTTAATATTTCGTCAAACTGATCTTGTTTAATTGATGGTGCTACAATCAAAGCTTGTTCAAATAAAACTGTTTTAAATTCATGTACTTGAGTTAATTTATATGTATTTTTACAATGTAATTGTATTGTTTCATTCTCTTCAGAGTTTTCTACAGTCACTCTCCACTCTGGATTAGGTTTAATGTTTATTTTTTGTAGATTACTTAATGTTGGATAGTTTGTTTTTTCACCTGCTAACACACCAAACTTTCTTTTTACACATAATGCTTTCATACAGTTTGGTTCTAGTAATGGATCTGTGCAAGTAAAACCTTTCTTTTGCTTTTCCCAATTTTTTATTTTTGATTTAATATGATCATCTGTCCAGTTTTCATCAAATTTAAAATAATCTCTTCCTGCTTTTACAATCATTTTTTGCCAAGTGTCTGGATATTTTTTCTTAGCAAACACCATGTAATTATATAAAAACCTATCTCTACCGTCTGTAAATACCATAACTTCTTTAGTTAATTTTTGTAAACACGGTGGTCCATCTACAAATTCTTCTCCACCACCTTTTAGTTCTGAATAAATTATATCTTCTTTTATCTTTTTAAAATTTTTTGGATCAACTAAATTTAACCCAACTGTCTGTACAAATTTTTCAAATGGCATTAGACTACCGTCTATATCCAATGCTTTTCTATCATTACCATTGTATGGTAAGTTTATAAAATTACCGTTTGATACTGTTCCATCTGTTGATATCAATTGTGTTTGTTTTGGAAATATTTCTGTTGCATGTGGTAATTTAAATGGAACTAACAACTCTTCTAAAAAACTTCTTATTTCTTTTGCCCTAACCAACCGAGTGGTGAATACATATAAATGTAAACCACCACTCTTTGATAATATAGGTATTATTGGTAGGTCTTTATCTTGGATGACATCAAGATAAAATTTTTTATCTATTGGATATTTATCCACATCAATTGCACCAAACCTTGCCATACCTTCATCGGTACATGGTTGTATTCCAATTGATTTAATTCCTTTTAAATGATCTAAGTAATCTTGATCAGTGACGGGTTCTTTAGTCCATTCATGTTTCCATTTTTTCTTTCCTGTTTCCGGATCTATGTAACCGTCATCAACTTTGCAGACACCATAACTTCTAGTAAGTCCGCTAAAATATTCTATATATTCTTTCATTTGTCATCCTGTTAATTTTGTTGAGGCGACTTCAGTCTCCCTCCATCGCCTCTGTTCACTGGCCGTGTCTACTTCCCAAAGGGAAACTATATAATCTCTTCAGATTTTGCTTCTCCAACTTTTTCATACTTAGGTTTACTAGAACCCGCTGATACTTGTTTTTGAAACTCTTGAGCCATTACATATATAGCTGCATCTTTTTCATCGGATACATTTAACATCCTAGATATTGATGGCTTATATACGTGCCAAGTTTTATCCCCTGCATTTTTTTCAACAGTTTGTAATTTAAAAACTGCAGAGTATGCTGCCGGTTGAAAAGAACCTTTATCATCTGTCATTCTTAAATTAGAAATAAGATCATTTAGTTTTCTTGCCGGTGTAAGATTAGATGATCTCATAGTGATAACCGCTTTTCTTGGCGCACCATCTATCATTACAATAATGTAAAAATACATAGTTTTTTCAATATAGTTACCATTTATTAATCTATATTTTATACCACGCATTTCTTCTTTTGCATTAGAAGGTGGGGTTAGATGTGTTCCAACAGGTGCTGATGGACTATCACCCATCTCTTGCCATTCTGGATATCTAGTTTGTGTATGTGCTACAATAACTTCAATACCATTATCCCCATCCATAGGTTTACCAAAACTACCAGAATATAACATTCCAGGTTCAGCACCTTCTACATGTTTAGGGCTTCTTGAATTACACTCTGGTGATAGTTGGTGTAATATTTTCAGAATCGGTGTTGATACGTCATCTGATTTTATTTCCTCTGCACCTTTACCAGAATCGGCTCTTAGGTTTAGAGTTGCTAGTGCACCTGCACTATCCTTTTTTACGACTTGTTTGTCCATACTATTTACTCCTTTATTAGTTTAGTATTTTATTAGTTTATTTTTTATTTGTTACACTAGTTCGGTTTCCCTCTAGTGTATTAAACAGATCAACGGGAACTTCATTACCTTTTTCTTTCCATTCACGCATCACTGCAGAGAGTCGAGAGTGGTGAACCTTCTCTTGTTGAGTTGGTTCATAGCCACTCTCCCTCGCAAGGCTAGCGTATTCGACAGCCTTGTTATCTTCGCCTTGGCCAAATGTTACTGTGATGTTATTATCAACAATATCACCCAAACCATTGTCTCGAAGCCATTGTATACCTTCCTCTTTTTTTTCTGCTTTAAAGGAAGCATAAAACTTTTTACCTATTGATAGTTCAGAACCATCTTTTAGTTTTAAAGTTTTTAAATTTTGTTTTTCCATTATGTCTGGAATAACATGTTCACCAATATATTTTTCTTGGTCTTTAAGTTCTTTTAATTTTATTTCTGCTGCTAATATCTGTGCACCAACAGATTTAAATTGTTCAATTGCCTCTGATAATTCATTGACATCAACTTTATCAGTTTGATCAGGTGCATCCTGTCTTAAATTTATATTCATAGTTTTACCTTTCGTAAAAGGTATATATAGGATAGTTTTATATTGTCAACTAGTTTTGAAAAATATTTATTTCTATAGGGTAGTATGTTTTTTCCTGTCTGTCCCATTTTAACAACTTATATTTGCCGTTAGTCATATCAGAAACTATTGAACATGTCACGCCAATAATTGCAGGATCACCTGACAATAATAAATAATCGTCAGTTGTAAAATTTTTTAACTTGTCTCTTATTTGAAATATTAATGGACCAGGAGAAAAAATCATTTGAGCTTTTGCAGGAAGCATAACCGTAATATCGCCATATTTTTGTGCACCCATAACATTATATTTTGGTTGACCACTTTCTCTGTCGACAGGTATGTCTTGTACTAAATAAACTTTGCTCATTGACTTTTATACTTTTATAAAGTATATACACTTTTAGAAAGAAAAAGCAAATTATGAACTATAAATTTAAAACTAAGCCTTATGGGCATCAATTAGATGCATTAGAAGCGTCATGGAATAAAGAAGTATTTGCATACTTTATGGAAATGGGTACAGGTAAATCAAAAGTATTATTAGATAATGCAGCTATTTTATATGATAAAGGTGAGATAAATGCATTACTTTTAATAGCACCGAAAGGTGTTTATAAAAACTGGTACGACTCTGAAATACCTACACACTTACCAGATCATGTAGATACAAATATTGTTCTTTGGAAAACATCAGATAAATCAAAGAAACAACAATTACTTTTAAATAGTTTATTTAAACCAGGTGCACATTTAAACATTTTAATAATGAATGTAGAGTCATTTAGTTCGGGTAATGGATCTGATTTTGCATATAAATTTTTAGCATCTCATCCAAAATCTATGGTTGCTATTGATGAAGCAACCACGATTAAAACACCTACATCAAACAGAACAAAAAATATTTTAAGTTTAAGTAAACATTGTAAGTATAGAAGAATATTAACAGGTTCTCCTGTAACTAAATCACCATTAGATTTATATTCACAGTGTCAATTTTTAGATCCTTGGTTGTTGGACCAACAGTCTTATTATACATTTAAAGCAAGGTATTCTATTTGTAAAAAGATACAGGTCAATGGTCGTCAAGTAGAAATTGTTGTTGGCTATAGAAATCTTGGTGAGTTATCAGAAAAGATAAAAAGTTTTTCTAAAAGAATATTAAAAGAAGATTGTTTAGACCTTCCTGAAAAAAGTTATGTCAAGCATTATGTTGAACTTACAAAAGAGCAACAAAAAGTTTATCAACAAATGAAAAAAGAAGCAATAGCTTTTTTGGATGGCAAGATGCAATCTTCAGCAACAGTCATGACACAATTAATGAGATTACATCAAATTACTTGTGGACATTTTACTGCAGATGATGGTACCATAAAAGATTTACCTTGTAGCAGGCTAGGTGAATTAATGAGTATACTTGAAAATGTAGAAGGTAAAACTATTATTTGGTCTCACTATACACACGATGTAAGAAGAATAATTAAAGAAATAAAAAAAGTATATGGTGATGATTCTGTTGTAGATTACTATGGTGCAACTGATACTGATTCAAGATCAAAAAATATTAAAAAATTTCAAACAGATGATAAGTGTAGATTCTTTGTAGGAACAACTCATACAGGTGGTTACGGTATTACATTAACTGCTGGAAGTAATATGATTTATTTCTCTAATGGTTATGACTTAGAGAAGCGTCAACAATCAGAAGCACGTATTGATCGTATAGGTCAAACTAAAAAAATGACTTACATTGATATAATGAGTCAAGATACTATCGATGAAAGAATAGTTAAAGCTCTTCGTAATAAAGTTAATATTGCTAATACAATTATGGACGAAGGTTTTAAAGAATGGATATAGCGATTATAGTCCCCACTATAATCAATCCCGGCAGCTGAGTGCCCAACCTCCCAAAATAACTACAGTTTTTCGAATAGTATTATTATAATAGTAAACATACCTGCTACTAAAGCAGTCATTGCATAACGCATATGATTTTTAATTTCTTTAATATCGTTTTCTATTCCTGAAATTTTTTGATGAGTTTGTTTTTGCATAATACGACAAAGTTTTTCGTGTGATTCTATTCTATCTAGTGCTAGATCTTTTTTAGGCATTATTCTGTATCTCCTGGACTATAAGGATCATTGTAGTTATTGGTTGAAGAATCAAATCCTCCAGTGTATCCACCACTTCCATCGGGGTTGTTATCACCAGGTGTGTTAGCTATTTTTCGTGCATCACTTATTTGTCTTTTTTTATCTAAATATTCTTTTAAAGTTCTACTTGAACCAAATATATCACCTCTAAGAGCTGCTCTATCAAATCTATTTAAACCAGTAGCAGGATCAAAGAAGTCTCCACCAAATGCATTGTAAGGTGTATTAACACCATCAATACTTACTATACCATTTCTAATACGTGTGCCTGGACTGTGTAGTTGATAGTTTGGTCCACTAGTATTAAATAAATTTTGCAACATACCTACAGGTGTAAAACTACGTATTTTTTCAAAAATATCTTTAATTCCTGTGGGTTGTTTTAATGTACCTTCTGCAAACGGATCTATAGCTTGTTGTTCTAAATCTAAACCCATAATACCATCACCACGAGGAACGTATACACCGCCTCCTGGAACAGTTCCTGTAGCTCCCATGTTTACTTCAGGATCTAAATTTACATCTAGGTCTGGAGGAAAATTTATCAGATCACCTCGAGATAGTCTATCGTTGCTAACAAGTCTTCGTCCACTTTCAGTACTAGGATCATTTACATATCTTAAATTTGCTCCCATGTTAGGAGGCACAGAAGAAAAACGTAGGTCAGCTATTGCACCTAAGTCAGATGCTCCTGCATCTCCAAAACCAAACAACTCTTTTATCACATCCATTATTCCGTTAGATGGCTGTGTTTCATTATTTTTTATTGCATTTTCTAACATCATTTGTTGAATTTCTGGATCACTATTTTGCATAGCGTTAGTAGTTTTATCAGAAATACCCATTTTATATAATGACATTATGCTAATCCTCTAGATCTTAATCTAATTTGTTTTTCTTCTTCAGATAATAAGGCATTTTCTGTTGCAGTCAATCCCTGATTCATGGCCCCTGGTGCCTGAACCGCTGCTGTTTTTATCACTTCTTGACTAGGCATTACTTGTGGTGGCAACGCTGATTGACCCTGTGGATCAGTGTCAGGTATAAAGTTTTCTAATTGAAGTTGGAAATCACCATATAAATTTTGTCCTTTTAATGCTCCTTCAATAGCTTTCATAGATCCCATTGCTCCAAAATATGGATTAGGTTGTCCACCTTGAATTGATATATCTTGAAATCTTTCTTCAATTTTTTCTGAAGGATAGAAAGGTTTAAATTGACCTGATAGTAGTTCATCAAGTTTAGATTTTGGTATACCTCTTTTTTCAAATATTTCTTCTAATTGTTTAGGATTAACACCAAGCTTCATTGCATTTCTTATGTGTGTTAACATCTGTTTTCTAACATCAAATAATGTTTTGTTAGCAACAAAATATCTTTCAATAACATCTTTAGGAGTCTTTGGTTCTCCTGATAACACACCATACTTACCACCTGTAAATAATTTAGTAGCATCTGATTCACCCGTTCTTAAATCATATAGATAAAAACCCAATGCTTTTTTAGGATCAACTTTTTCTAATCTAAAACCAAAAATACCTGCAAGTTCATATGGTACTTCATATATTGTTGGTCCTTTTCCTGGTTCACCTTTTATTGCTTTTACCGTTCTTTCAAAAGGGGCTACAGTTGGTTTTAATGTTTTAATTATATGTTCAAGAGTAATTCTAATTTTCTCTCCTTCAGGTGTATTTTCATTATATAATTCTTGACCTTCTCTAGTTCTACCATTTCTTAAAAATATATCTGCAAATGCTTCTGTAAAAATAGATTCAGAAATAAACGGTGAAGCAGTTTCACCTGCTGCTTTTCCTATACCTTCTATAAATCCTTTTAATAATACTTCTTCGTCTTCAATACCTTGTTGAATATTAGTTAGAACACTCTGAAAAGGTCTAGTTAAAGTGTCATACACATTGTTTTTAGACCAATCTGTGTAATACAATTGTCCTGTATCTGGATCTCTTGTAAATATTAATTGTGAATTTTTAGACCAAGGAGCCACAAAATCTCTAGCTGCATCTGCTTCTTCATCGCTTACACCAAAGATTGCTTGTGAACCTTTAATAATTCCATACGGTATAGCTGCAGTTGCTGCAGTAATACCAATTAATCTTTTCATACCTTCACCTTTCATAGGATTGGTACTAGTAATTGGATTTATTTTACCTGTAATAGGATCTTTAAGATCTTTCATAATTTGTCTAAAGATTCCCCCTCCAGTTCTAAATACTTCAGAGGGCCAAGACATAAAGTTTCCTAAAGGAGATGCACGCATCACTCTTACAAACTCACCAACCTTTGCATAGTTTGGTACAGTATCTTGTACTATTTGTGCTACTTCTTCTTTTAATTCCTGTGAAGATTTTTTAATACCTGCTTTGGCATATTTTTCACCTCTAGTAATTAACTGTGTTTCATAATTTATAATTTTCCAAATATCGTCTTCTGCAACATATAAGTCTTGCATAAACTTACCTGCTTTTTTAACACCTCTAGATGTTTTTTTACCTAAAGTATTTAACATAGGTTTTAAAATAGTATCTGTTGCAAGATTACCTTCACCAAATCTAACGTCTTTCATTAGATTACGTAGATCACCTAATCTTACATTTGTGTTTACAATACCAAGCTCTAAATATTCTCTATATTTTTCTTGTGCTAAAGGTGTTCTAGGTCCACCAACTTGAACTGTACCAAAAGCATTTTTCATTGCTTTTGCAAATACTCTTGGATCATTTAATATTACTCCATTACCTATAGAAAAACCTGCAGAACTTAAAAAGTTTCTTATGTGTGTAGGTATAGATAAAATTGTTTTTGCATATTGTGCACCCGCTTTTGGTGTTAAAATTAAATTTCTATATGCAGCAGAAAAAGTTTTACCCAATGGTCCACCAGTATCTCCTCTTAAAAAATTTTGTATTTTAGATGTGTTTGTAAAACTTTCAGCAATTTCTCTTGTTGTAAAAGTACCTGATAATCTATTTACCAACACGCCTTCTTTAAAATATTCTTTTACATATTCATCCATTGGTACAACATCTGCATTAGGACCAAATGCTCTTTTAGCTGATAATGGACTGTCGTGAAAAAATCCTCTTTGTCCAAATGGTGTATCTGTTTTTACATTTGCTTTTGCAATATCATCTGCATCTAATATTTCATCAAACAATTGATTTTTTCTTGCAATAACAGATAGTCTATTCATCCCTTCAAATATAGAGTGTCGTGCATCTTCAATCTCACCAAACAATTCTCTAAATATTTTAGAACCTTTACCTATAACTCTTAAATCTTTTTTACCACCAGGTAAATTTTTTTCTAATGTTTGTGCAAACGTTTTAAATCTCATAGGATCTTTTGCTGATTTAGATAAATCAGTAAATTGAAATGTAGGCAAAGTATCTTTAGATGGGTCCATTTTTCTAACTTCTTTAATAATATCATTAACCATACCTTCTGCTTCTAATTCAGTAATTGGATTGTTATTTTTAGCTGCATATCTCATAAATAATGCTTTTGTACGATCTACGGAATCTCTAGTTGGTTTGTATTTTTGAAAGAAACCTGCTTCTGAGTTTTGAAATATTTCAAATGTATTACCAATATAGTTTTTAACTCTATTACCCATAATCTTTCTTAAATCTTTAGTAACTCCTGTTGGTAAATCTACCTTACCTCCAGGACCTGCTGCAGTTATTTCTAAAAGATCGTTAAATTCTTTTCTTGTTTTATCTAATATATCTAAGATTTTATTTGAAGAAACAGCACCTTGATCTGTTCCTAATCTTTTTGTTACTGTTTGAATAACTTGTTTTTTTAAATTTTTATCTAAAGGTTTAGTTAAATCTCCTTCAAATAAAGTATCATCTAATAGTTTTAAAAATTGTTTTCTTTCTTCAACACTAGACGCATTAAAAAATTTTCTAAATTCTGGAAATACTTTATCAACTTCTGTATCTATTCTTGAAACCATCTCTTCAGAAAAGTTTGTATCTCTCATACTTCTTCCGGTTTGAAGTTGTTTTGCTTTTGCTATTTCTTCTGGTTTAGTTCCTCTAAATCTAAACGTTGATGCAAGTCTATCTAATCCTCTTGCTATCATAGAATTACTATAAGCTAATTCTTTTCCTCTTGTAGCTAATGCTTTAATAGCTTGACCTCCTCCATATACAAAAGGTGCAAGCAATGCAGACTCAGTCCCAAACTTTAATCTATTTAATAATTTTCTTCCCGCATCATCCGATGGATTTACTTCAACATCTCTATCTAATTCAGTAGGACCTGCTTCAAATACATCACCAAACGTTCCTATCTTTTCATTGTCAACAACTAATGTTTCACCTGCAGCACCACCTGTTGCTATAACACCATATCTTTTTGCTCCAGTAATTCCATTATATTCATCAGCTTTGTCCATAGCTTTTTTAAGATTTTTATTTTTTGGATTTACTAATCTATTTGCTTTCTTTGCATTAATTAATTTTTTAGCTATCTTGTTAGCAATACCTAAGGTAGCTTTTGCACCTAGTGTACCAAATGTTCCTATCTGTCCTATTGCCTCAGATATTTTACCCACTGCTCTTTGTTCTGCTAGTTCTTCAAAAGGATTTAATTTATCAAAAAATTGTTCTACCTCTGCTGCGTAACTAATATTTTTTTCTGAAACGTCCGGTATACCTAATAGTTTACCACCACCTAAATCAAATAACTCTGCAGTAACAGATGCAAATCCTTCTGGTATTTTTATAGCTGCAGATAAAATTCCTGCAGTAACAGCAGTTAATCCAGATATTTCATTATTATCTTCTGCTTTTGATTTTTTATCTTCTTTATTATATAAAGAATTATCTATATCTAATTTATTAGATTCTTTCTCTTTATCTTTATCTTCTTCCTCCACTTTAAGAGGTTGGAATCTAGGATCGTCTAGGCTAATCTTAGCCATATACTACCTCTCTTCTGCTTCGTATGTTAACGGATCTAGTCTGTATGTATTACCTTGATTATCAAGTATTAAAAAATCTGCAGTTTGTGGATCATAGAATATATCTCCTGCTTGTCCTTTAGGTTCGACTCTTGAAATCTTTCCACTTGAATCATATCCATAGTTTACAAAACCTTTAAATTTAGATTGTATTTCTGGAGATGCGTTTACTTGAAATCTAACAAGTTTGTTAGCTGTTAAATTAGGATTTTGTGCTACGGCTAAGTTATCACTCTCTGAAAATGTTTTAGTTAAATCTAATACTCTTGCTTCTGGAGAAGGAATAACACCTTTCTTAGCAGGATCTGCATCAGGGTTATCTATTTTAAATTGTAGTTCAGCTATTTTGTTTTTACCATCTTGAATCTTAACTGCAATTTTATTTTGTCTATCTGCATCACCTTGTGCAGCTTCAAAATCTCTATTTAATTTAGCAAGATCTGCTTGAGCATTTATTTTTTGTTGCTCTAAATCTGCACCAATGTCTGCTTCAACACCTGCAAGGGTTATTTCTCTTTCAACATCTTTTCTTTTTTGAGCATCTTTAAAATACTGCGTTGCAGGATCTTGAAAAGCTTTTGCTAAATTACCTAGCGTACTACCGCCACCTGTTTCTGATAAACCTCTTAGACCACCTTGAATTAATAATTGTGCTAATGGATCAAATGCAGGTTGTTGAAAATCTTTCATTGCCTCGTTTATTCTTTCAGAAGGTTTTGTTCCTGTTTCATAGTTTTCTCTCATGACACCAGTCATAATACCACCACCGACTTCACCGCCTTTTCTAAACATAGGTCTTCTGAATACTCTGCTCATTATTCTACTCGTCTATATTCTTGAACTGGTGGATTAAATCCTCTGTATATTCCAGCAAGTGTTGATGCTGCACTTAATCCAGTTTGTAATGCACCTGGTGTAGGTTGAACTGTTTGTTGTGTTCCTCCAGGGTATCCTGAAATTAAACTCGTGATGCCTGAACCCAGAGTCTGTGCTGCTTGAATTCCTTGTTGAGATTGTGCTTGTCCTAACTGTTGTTGTGCAGTTAATCGAGCTTGCTCTTGAGCTTGGTTAATACCACCTAATGTAGATAAAACTCCAACATCTTGACCCAATAATTGTTGTTGTGCTCCACCTAATTGTAATTGATTAGCAATATTTTGTTGAGCTAAATTTTGTGCTTGTGAAAATCCTGATTGTTGTAATTGTGCAAGTAATGCAGCTCTATTTCTATCTGATGCTTGTTGATATTCTGCTCTTTGAACACCTTCACGTCCTCCACCAAATGCACCCGCTCCAATTGCTTGTGCTGCTAATTGTGGTAAACCTTTTGCAGCTTGCGTATCAAATTCTCGTAATGTTGTATCAATTACATCTTGTTGATATGGAGACATAAATTGTTGATAAGCTGTTGGCCCTGCAGAAGCTGCAGCTGATTGTAGAAAAGGTCTATAGGCTCCAATACCTGCTAGTGCTGTTTGTTGTGCTTGTTGTTGTAATGGATCTTGACCAGCAACAAACTGTGGCCCCATAATTTGAGATAAATCTTGTTGTGAAAAATCACCAACTGCTGATTGTAATTGTGCTAAATAAGGTTTGGCAGCTGCCTCTATAAATTCAGGTGGTTGATTTATTTGTGTTATTGTTTCAGCCATTATGCTCTTCCTCCATTTTCTAATCGTTTCATCATAGCGTACATACGTTGTGCACCTTTATTGACGTCGCCATCTCCAAATTCTTTTACAGCATCAGCCGTAAATACAAATTCATTGTTTGATAACATTGCAGGAATGTCATCAGCCTTTTCTTTTACACCAACTGGAGGAATAAATCCACCTGTTTCTCTAAGGTCTAATTCTGTAACTCCCGCAGGGTTTTCATTTAGTGGTAGATCCATGATACCTGCTGCTTGTATAGCATTTTCTTCTGGACTACCCATGGCATAGTTAACTCTACCACCATGAGCCATCTGTCCTCTAGTCATATCTCTATTATATTCAGATAAATCAGATGCTATTTGTTTTTCTAATCCTTCTGGATCGTTTTCAAACAATCTTTGGTTTTCATATGCTTGTCTTAATTTTGTTTCTAACGCTCCAACGTTTCTGTTTGCTGTAATATCTTGTTCTTCTTCTGGAGACAAACTACCTAAAACACCACCTAATAAACTTACACCTATCATTCCTAAGTTACCTTTAGAGAGAAGTGATTCACCAATTTTTTTTGTTCCTTCGTTTTTTAAAAAACCAGGCATTAAACTAGCACCATCAAAAAATGTTTTAACACTACCTTGTAAACCACCTAAACCAAGAAAAGGTTTACCACCAGCTAACATAGGTGCAAAGTTTAATGCTGCTAAAGCTAACATTGGATTTTTCTTAACAGTTTTAGCTACACCTTTAACAGCACCTGTAATGCCTTTGGTAACTTTTTTAACTAAGCTACCTAAACCGTATTGTTGTCTAGGCATGGCATTCATGATACCTCCACCCATACGTAATTGACGTTCCATTAATGATCTATTTATTGCCATATTTTATATATAATTATATCGTTGAGCAGGCGTAGAAACCTGTAAATATAATACTTTATTTGATTTTTCAACTATCGTCAACAGATTTTGCACTTTCTAATAGATCAAAAAATCGACCACAGTATTGATGATCTCCAACATGAGTTATATTATCCATAGCATAGATGTATATCTCTCCTCCCATATCTGTCCATCTTTGACAGAAACCAAAATCTTCACCAAAATATCTCTTAGTTTTTACATCATGTAATGTATCAAACAAATTGTAAAAGTTTTCTTTTTTAACTTCTTTACCATTAATAACTGTTGGTTGATATATCTCTAATTCTGGATGATGTTTAATCATCTTTTCAATAACTTGTCTTTTAATTAACATACATCCTGTAGGAGCATGAGTTACTTTTATGACTCCATTTTCCATAGTCATCTCATTTGCATTATCCATTTTAATTGGAAATACATGAGCTGCTTTTAATACATCGTCAGGAGTTTTAACTAAATTAGTTTCTTTCATTTTTCTCCACATTTTATCTGTATCAAATGTTTTCATTGGATAAGGACACGAGATAATATCTTTATCTGCTCCAATCATTTTGTATATAGTTTTAGAATTAAAATCTATGTCTGAGTCTATAAACAATAAATAATCATAATGATCTTTATGATTTAAAAATTCTGCTACACATAAATTTCTACCTTGTGTAACTAAAGATGATTTAAGTAATGTAAAACTAACTAGTATACCTTGTTGCATACAATCTAATTGAAACTTTAATACAGCTTGAGCATAGTGCATAGACACTTCACTATGACAAGGTGTACAAACCATTATCTTTGCTTTTGGTTTATCTAAAATATTACCCAGGTTAACAGTTCTAACATTTGAGTCTACCTGTTCTATTTTTTCTGTTTGGTAAGTATCTTCATTAGCAGTTGTTTTCTTTTTTTCAGAAAACCATATAGGTTCATTATTTTGCATTTAGTGCTCCTCTTAAAAATCTTGTCCATGCTTGTCCTTTTGATTTCCAATCATAGAATCTATTTACATAATTTTGTTGCATCTTTAAATGATCCTGGATGCCTGAATCATGAAGCGTGCTTGCAGCAGTTTCTATAGCTCCAGCAAATTTTCTAGCTAAACTTTTATAGTTATTTGAATAAGGTACATACATTGGAAACTCAGCACCTGTTTCATATATGGCACCAAAGTTAGTGGTAATACAATATAGACCTGCTGACATAGATTCTAATAATGATATACAAGACGTTTCTTCCCAAATACTTGGGTATACAAACATTCTATAATCTTTTAAATTTTCTTTGATATATTCATTTGGTTTATAACCAATGTAATTTACATTAGGAAGTTGTCTTGCTTGTTCATACAAAGCTTTATACGATTCGTCATTAGCTTCTGCAAAATCTTTTCCATATACTTCACAAGAAGAATAAACATCTAAACTAATTAATGGATTGTTAACTAATTGCATAGCACCTAGTAATACACTTAATCCTCTCCAAGGTGTACAGTGATGTACTATTTTTATAGGATCACCTTTTTTATATTGTGTTATAACTGGTTGTACTTCTTCAATACCATTTTTAATAACTACACATTTATCTCTAGGTAAATCAAATCTTTTTGTAAACTGTTCAAAATTCCAATTAGAATTAAAAACATACCAATCATATTTATTATGATTAGATTTATCTTTAAACCACGGATGTAAATTAGGTTGATCCCAAGAATTTTTTTGCCAAAGAATATTTAACTTAGTTGAATGTAAAGGTACTTTACCAGGAATTGATGTACAAATTTCTACTTGATTAAGTAAGCTAGTTTCAACATGCTTTCTTAAATATTCAAATTGTAATTCTGTTCCGCCTCTAGGGTTTTGGTTTTTCATTTTTTTGATTCATTACTTTCTGAAATACTTCAAGACCTTTGTTAGTAACTTGAACTGTAACATCTTGTACAATATTAGGTCCTTCTACTTTCTCTTTAAACACTTCTCCTGTTTTAGTATTTCTGTATGTTGTTGTGGTTACACAATCTATTTTTGGTATATCTTTATCCATTTTCTTGCGATCTATCTATTAAAGCATAACTTATCAGACCTTGTATTTTACTACTGCCTGTAGCTGCTTGAACAGTTATAGCATCACCTGCTTCTAAATTCAAGCCTTCAGGTGTGGCATTTACTTGCGATTTAGCCGCTACATCATCTCTAAAAAATTCATACTCAGTGCTAGAATCAGATGAATCAACAAAATTCATGTTTACTATAATAGCTGATGACGCATCGTTATTTGCAACATACATACTTTTAACTATTACTGTCCCATCACTAGGACATGTAAATACTGTAGTTTTTCCTGTGCCAGTTTGTTTAAAACCTTGATTCTTATATCTTATTGTCATGATAAAAAATAATTAAATGCTTCTTGTTCGTTTTTTAAATCTTGTTGAAAAGAAAAATTAAGTTGATTTTTTAAGGTGTCAAGAGCTTCTAAAATTTGTCTTTGATTAGATACATCATATTCTTGTTGTGGTTCTGGTATACTAACTACTACTTTTGCCATTATCTTCTACCATCCGGTTGTGCATCAAGTCTTAGAGTTCCATATCTCCAAGTTTCACCTGTACTATCATTTTCTATTTTAATTGATACTAGTCTTCCTCTTGCTCTAGTGTCTACTTTATCAGTGGTTGATGTAATTGTAAAGGGACCAAGCGGTGAGCTTGAGGCTGTATTGTTTGGATAATCATTTAACAACAATGTAATTTTTGAATTACCTGTAAGAACTTTAAAGTCTGGTATAAATCTTTTAACAGACATAAAAAACTCACCATCTCCTCTGTAATCAACCATACCTGTTTGTTGACCTAACGAGCTTCTACGAGCTGTAATATCAAAATCTCCAGATTGTATAAAAGCATTAATTGAAGTTGTGCCAGAGCTATTGACTTGATCTGTTCCAACTTCATGAGCATAATACGTTGAAGATCCATAAGTATTTGTAAGTCCTAATATGTCAGGAAATATAGGTATAGCAGTGATATTATATTCAGTTGCATAAGGCACATCAAAGACTCCTGTATCTACATAAGTAGTTCTTGCAAGTGATGAAGTAGTCCAAAGGTTTTCTCCATAATTATATGTTACACATCTTTCAATTTGTGTTGCTCCAGATTTTGGATAAAACCAATTTACTTCACCATAGAGTGTATTATGTTCTGCATAAATTACATCCGATGCATCATAATTTATTCCTAGATTATCTCCTGTATCTGTAAAAACAAAATCTTCGACAAGACATGGTAATGATTTTACTGTACCATCAAATACAAAAAATCCACCTTCTCCTGACATCCAAAATACTTTACCATCAGAATAAGTTAATGCGTGTTGTCCTATTAATCCACAGTTAGTACCAACCTGTCTAACACTAAATGTAAAAGGTGGGCCTACAAATTGAATAACATAAGCAGAACTATCAGTTAAAACTAAAGTATAATCTTTACCAGATACTGCACCAACTATCCTGTTTCCTTTATCTAATCTAAATGTACCTGCTGTATTTGTAGATGTTGGAGTGTATGTATTTAAATCTTCTTGGTTTGAAAATCTTATAAACATTGGATCTTGTGTGCTTGTATCACCAATAGTTGTTTCAGTTCCAAAATGAAATAAGTGTCTATCCCTATCCGATACTTGAGTTAATCTTGATGCTGTTGGATTATTTGACGTAGAAAAACCAGATGTCGATGTAGAAGCTCTGATTGTTCTAGCGCTTGTTGCTCCTGCATCCCAAGTAAAAGTTTTTCCATTTGTAATAGTTGCAACAAGAACTTGTCCAAAATTATCAAGACTCCAGCTTCCTGGATCTAGCACTACAGAACTTGTTGTTCTTTCCGTGCCCCATGTTTCAACGTTCCAAGTAGATGTACCCCAACCATAACCAACTGTCTGAGTTGTTGGACCAACTACAACATATGGATTGACAGTTGCAGCTCCGGCTGCAGTCATTCCAGATCCTCCTTCATTACGTGAAGCTTGAATAGTAAAACTATCTGTTGCTGCTGTTAAAATTTCGTAAGCTACTTGTAATTCTGTTGGTGTATAATCAGAAGCACCCGTGACTGTTACTCCAGATAACGTTATGTATCTACCGGCTAATAAACCATGAGATCCTTTATGAATAGTAACTGTTGATGACCCATTTACAGTTGAAATTGTACATCCTGTAATTGCTGTATCTAGTGGACTAATGTCAAAAAATTGTTCTCCATAATATAAAAATAAACCTTGTGATGTTCCAATAGCTGCATACCTTTCACCAGCTAATGATGTCCAAGTGTGTTGTGCTCTTGCTGCTCCAGGTAAAGTTTCACCTGAAA